ATACTATATGTTAGATATGGTGTAATAAACTTTTTATTATGTAAATCTGCAACCTTCTTGTGCCAGTTGTAACCAGCACACATATCTGGCCTAAAGTAGTTATCTCTAAACTTATCAAATAATTCTTGTGTATGTTTGAAATGCATCATGGCTTTTTTACTAATACCATAATACCCATCAGCTGCCCAACCAGATAATACTTCTGTTTCTTTAATTTCTGGATATACATATAGAAATGGATATACGCATTCAAAATGAGTTTTCTTTCTACAATCTAATTTTACTAGTCTATGAAAATCTTCAACTAAATTATTAGTTGGAACTTTGATACCTGTAAATTCCCACCCACAGATATCAGCAATCTCTTTAGCTTTCATGTAATCATATGACTCATGTGTATCTAAACAGAAACTATATGCGTGTATCTTTTTACCCAATCTTTGTGCAGCAAATGCCACTGAGATGGAGTCTACACCTCCACTCAATAACACTGCACATTTACTGGAATCAGATACTTTACTGATTTCATTCTCTAGTAATTTATCAATCAATTATTCGTGCTCTCCACCACGACCTCTGCCGTTGTATCCACTAAAAAATTCTGGTTTTCTTTTAGCGGTTTCAAAAGTACCAACTGTTATTACGATTGCGGCAAGAACAATAATGTGTGCAATTGCACTTATACCAAACACGAAAAAACTACCAACATACATAGAAAAAACTATACACCACATCCATGCTAGTATTTGCAATACTAAATGTCTAGTTTGTAAATCTGGAATGTGTTTAAGTGGATTCTTGTCTGCATCCATTACACTTGTCCAACATTCATATACCCATTCTTTCATTGTTCTTCCTTTCTCAAATGTTACCTTTAGAGGATAATGTGCATCAATAGTATCTCTAAAATCTATTGCATCATATAACTCATAAAAACTTCGTACAATTTTTTTATTTCTAAAATATGCTGTAACCTTGTACATTATTTTCCTTAACTTTATACAAAGAAATCTTCTAGACTTCCTTGTGTTCCATAACTTCTATCCACCAACCAATTAATCTTTTCTAGAATAAAGTTTAGTGGTTCTACAAACGACTTTTCAAACTGTGTATCGTAATCAATAATTTTATGAAAGTCAAGTTCCTTGGGAAGTTGTGTCATAAAAGATATAGATGTACATTGATAAATGTTTGGTGCACGTAGATGTAAAAACTTGATCTTATCACCTTCTTGAATATAAGGATACTTTCTACCAAGTTTGTTTTTCTTTACCAAATGATTATATAGGATTGCACCCTTACAATGAATAGGTGCACCTTTTGCAAACATCTGATTAGGATCACTAAACTTTGAAAGTCCATTTACTGAGCGAGGATAAGCAATATCTTCTGGTGGTAACTCCATAAACTCTTTTCTAAAATCTTGGATAAAATTATTCATTTGTTTTTCGTCACCACTCATAATGATGTTTAGACCTTCTTTAATCTTTGCCCGACATGGTGCAGGTGTGCTTGATTTAACAGCCTCAATACCCATAATCTTTAGTTGTGGTTCTTGATACTTAACACCTTCCATATCCCAAACATTAAGGATGTATCTTTTCTTTGCAGTCCAAATACCTTTATCAGCAATTGCCTCTCTGGCCATTTGCATCTTTTGTTCATATGCATTTACATACGAAGCCAAATCTTGATAACTTTTATCAATAAAAGGTTCAATCTTATCTCTAGCGATCTTGTCCATGAAGTTGACAATTTTTGCAGTATCTGTACTTTCTTTAAACACCTTACTAACCAATCGGTCAAAAGTAATATATACTGAGTCTGTATCTGACGCAATAACGTAATCTTCGTTATCTGTTTCCAACAAGTCATTAAGATAGTCATTAAGATTACGTTCAATCCAACGTATAGATAACTGACCAGAAGTAGTAATAGCTTCAGCAACCAACAAATCGTAATAACGAAACCAATTATTCCCAATAGCACCATATGCAGAGTTGAGAGAAATCTTTTTAGCAAGTTGAATATTGTTATATTTGGAAATGTCTTTAAGTAATTTGGGGTCTTTGGTATTTTCATAATTTTGTTTTGCCTGTAAAGTTAGTTTTTTATACTTCACACGATCATCATACATAGACTGCATAATCTCTGGCAGAAACCCTCTTTTGGTAGTTTTGAACAAAGCACCATTTGGAGTTAGTGTAGCATCCTTTAGTATTGATGTATCAACTTTCTTATCAAGAAGTTTATCTACAGACATACCCTTTACTTTTTCTTGACCCACAAGTGTTTCTGGTGAAATATTATATTGCATAATTAGGTGTGGATATAGTGAATTTAAATCAAAAGACATAACCCACTTATGCATTCCTACTTGCGGGTCTTTCACATAAGCACCCTCAAATTTATCTGACTTATCTGATTTTCGTTTTTGTGGAATTACAATATTCTTACCACGCAAATAGTTGTATATGAGGATATCCCAATACTTAACAGAACCAAGAACATCCATATAGTTTACTTTGGCTTCATAAGCCATAGTGAGACAAAGTTCAATTAACTTCATCTTGTCTTCTAGTCTATCAACAATTTCCACATCCATAATGTTGTATTCAATGAAAGATTGAAAGTCTTTAGTATACCAATCACGAAAGGTTTCAAATGGATTACCATCTTTACGTTCACCAAGTTCAACAAACGCAATATGATCTAGTCGATAAGACTCTTGATTTGTATATGTAAACTTACGATAAAGGTCAAAGTAATCTAAATGAGATATACCTTGAATATCATAAACCTGATGTTTTCTACCCATTTGAAATATTTCACGCGAAGAAACATTACCCCATGGCGAAAGTCTTTTAATTTCATCTTCACCACAAATATTTTTAATACGATTACAAAGATAAGGAATATCAAAAAATTCTGTATTCCAGCCAGTAATAATATCTGGCTGATGTTTTTCCCAAAACACAAGAAATTCTTGTATCAAATGTCTTTCACTTTCACATTCGATATAAGTTACATCATCACGCGTATTATTAAATTCACCAACACCCCATACAACAAACTTTTTGTTTTGATGATTTTTTACTGTGATTGATAGTAATGGTTCAATAGCTTGTTCTGGACTTGGAAATCCATTCTCACAAGCAACCTCAATATCAATAGTTACAATCAAAATATTATCAATATCCCAATTTACAGCTTTAGGATATTGATCAGCAAGATAACAATACTGAAATTGATTGTTACCATAAACTAGATGAGATTGATTTTTATATTGTTCAACCCACTCTTTGGCTTCTTTAATTGTATTGTGTTTGATAGGTGTTACATACTTACCATCAAGGGTTTTCCACTCTGTAGGTTTTGCAACAGGTGCGTAAAGAGTTGGTGAATACTTAATCCTACGATTAATACGTTCACCATTTACTGTTTCTCTTAATAGAAGAAAGTTGCCCCACTGGACAATATTTGTATAGAAGTTCATTATGTAAATATATCACAATTCAGTTGTAATGTCAAGTAGTTTATTTGTCAAAGTTAATATTTAACTGATTATCTTCTTTCAAAAGTTCTTGTGCAGTTGCATGAGAAACAAAATGCTTATCAAGCATTTCGATACGATCTTCTGCCATAGCCATTTTATCAAGTTCTTCTTGAATAGCTTCAACAATATCACTATGTTCACCAATACCAACACTTTGATTCATATAAACCATGACATTTGTTTTAGCTCTTTCCAACTCACCTTCAGCATGCATTCTTGCTGCCTTTACTAATTGTGCACTCATACTCATTCGTTTATCTCCTTAATTTCCACTACTTTTCCAGTGTTCCATTTTTCAGCTTCAATTTCTGCTTCTTCTTTTGTTTTAAAATATTTTGGATTAGAACCAGTAACCCAAGAATTATTTTCACTACTTTCACAAACATATTCAAGAGTGTTAAATGGTTCAAACATCACTGCATATTTCATTCTATATCTTTCTTTGTTGTTACTAAAAATTTTCTTTGTGGATTTACCATGACATTAAGTTTATTCATTACAAATCTATTTAATAATACATCTGTTCCTAATTCGGTTCTGTCATCTAAACCAAACATAAATTCATATGTTGAACCAGAAAATGTTAAGTTTAATTGTACAACATATCTTTCATCTACACCAGCACCAGTTTGTGCTTTGTATTCTTTTACTAAGTTGGTGGTAATTGTTTTGCCACCACTAGTAAATGTTATTTTATTACCAGAAACTTTAATATCTTCAGCATGTAATACTGATAACACTGAATTACCTG